AGAAAAGGGGGGGGTCACCCCCCCTTTTTTGTTTATTAACTTTATTCCTCATCTTCCGGATCTCCCAAAGGACTGAAAGGCCACACCAAATTTTCTATATCGGAAAGAGTCTGTAAAGTAGAAGGCAAATCTCTTAAAGTCTGTCTATAGGTGTTCCATGCCGCTTTATCTTCGGAAGAGAGGGGAACGTCAGGTATTTGAGTCCAATCACATTGCTGAAGTAAAAATGTTCTATAGCCTTTTAGGTCTAGTAGGGCATATTTATATCTATCAGCATCTGAGAGCCCTGGATCGGTGGGTTTTTGCACTACTTGACCGTTTTCTACTCTATGAATTCTATCATCTGCTATACCTTCTAGAACAAACTGTCCCTCTGACGCCAAGGAGTCCCAGTTTTGTTCGTCTGAAACACCTGTACATATAATTGTACCTTCCGAATTATATAAAATATAGTTTCTCATTTTTTTGCCTCCATTATATACATACTAGCATCGGATATGGTTAAAACAACATTGGCGCCATTTGGATCACCTCCCCATACAGGCCTAAGTTGAATAGCATACTCGTAAGTTGCGTTATTAGGAGGAGTATCCAAATAATTTAAACTACCCGGAAGTCCATAAGTATAATGGTAGAATTCTGTATTAGAAGTATTCCAATTATTAGGGTAAGCACTGGAACCCGATTTGCCGCTTCTATTCCAATATCCGTTTGCTCCATGTAGATTAGAAGTTCTGGGAGTACTCGAATGAAGTGCCCCTTGATGAACTGTGACACTGGTATTACCTGTTTTTCGTAGAATTCTGTATTCAGTTGTATAAAATTTTGTAGAACCACTGCTAGATCTGTAAAAACCCATCGCAGAAAGTGTAGCATTTATTAGAATAGGTTTTCCTCCGATAGCGGCGTGGTTCTTTGCAATTCCTTTAGCCCAGAAGGGAGTACCGGCTGTTCTTGCAGCAATATTATGATAGGTTGTACTTGCGAGATTAGCGTTTCCAAAATTGTGCATGACTACAGAGTTTGCTGTTGCTAAGTTGGGACTATTTACTGCGTTATTAGCAAGATTACCTGTGTTAAGCTCCGCATCCTCAATAATAGACTGACCTCTTAGGAATCCCGTTGCGTCACTAAGATGAGTCATTGCTTGATCCTGCGTAGTAAGATCTGCACCGGAATACTGGTATACATTTCCCGAAGCAATATGCCAGTATACATCCCCGTCTATAACACTGTTTTCACCACGTACAGCTCTAATAAGGTCCATCTTACTGTTGCTACCAGTATTAGCTTTTTCAGCAGCGCCTGTGTCAAATGCTAATGCATTACCAGCTGACCCTACAGCACCTTGAGCACCTACAGTACCTGTGCTACCTTTAGCACCTTTATTACCAACATTACCTTGACTACCTTTAGCACCTTGACTACCTTTAACACCTTGAGCACCTTGTAGACCTACATTACCTTGACTACCTTTAGCACCTTTATTACCTGTGCTACCTTGAGGACCTGTTAGACCTACATTACCTTGACTACCTTTAGCACCTTTAGGACCTTGACTACCTTGAGGACCTCTATTACCTTGATTACCTTGAGGACCTGTGGATCCTTGACCACCTTGAGCACCTTGAGGACCTAAAGCACCTACATTACCTTGAGGACCTCGAACACCTTTAGGACCTTGACTACCTTGAGGACCTCGCGGACCTAGGTTACCTTGAGGACCTACAGCACCTACATTACCTTGAGGACCTCGAACACCTTTAGGACCCTGATCTCCTTGAGGACCCGGCTGACCGGGGTTTCCTTGAGGACCTACAGGCCCTGGAACAGTACTAGCTACGCCTTGTGGGCCGGCTTGTCCTGGATTACCTTGTGGTCCAGCATTACCTACGTTACCTTGAGGACCTGTTACACCTTGACCACCTTGAACTCCTTGAGGCCCTTGCTGACCTTGATTACCTTGAGGACCTCGAATACCTTGACTACCTTTTGGACCTACAGCACCATGAGGGCCTACATTACCTTGAGGACCTACAATACCTTGAGGACCTTGCTGGCCTTGAGGACCTGTCTCACCTTGATTACCTTGAGGGCCTATAAAACCTTGATCCCCTTTGACACCTATAGCACCGTGAGGACCTAGATTACCTTGAGGGCCTATAAAACCTTGACTACCTTGAGGACCTACCTCGCCTTTAATACCTACATTACCTTGAGGGCCTGTTTCACCTTTAGCACCTGGATCTCCTTGAGGACCTTGATTTCCTACATTACCTTGAGGACCTATAACACCTTGGGGACCTAAAGGGCCATCTGTTATAGGAACTAAAGTAATATCAGTGTTTAAAGTATAGTTTTTACCTTGTAATCCAGTAATATACGCGGTAATTCTGTATTGGGTAGTATTTTCTAGAGAACCACTAAAAGGACCTAGAGCGACAACCCCATTTTCTTCAATTATTGTAGACTCTGTTAAGTCATTTCCATATACTTTCGTTAAATCTAAATTATAAGATCCAAAAGTAGTAGGGTATGAGGTGGATTGAGTAGTGCTATTTAAAGATAGCTCTGTATCCCCCTCTTTTATAACAAGGGTGCCCCCACTAGCTAGCCATTCGGGGGTTCCGTCAGGCTGTATAAAGACACCGTGATTGCCATTAGAATAGTTAATGAAAGGTGCGGGAACCCCTTGAAGGGATCTCACAGCATAGAAAAAAGTTTTAAAAGAGTTATCAGCACTATCTTTATAGATACTAGCTACTACTGCATCTTGTTTTAAATCGATTGTTAAATTATTAGTAGCTGCTCTTAAGCTCGTAAATGCACCCACACTTGTGGATACAGTCAATTTTGTGTCAGATTCTATATTAGTAATAGTATATACGGCCAATACTTCATTAGCTGCTATAGAGGTTCCTGTGGAAGATTGGTTGTTTGTAGCACAAATAATCTCTCCTGTCTTATATTGGGTCGTAAATGCTGTGTTTACCCCTGTTATTATATTAGACTTATCAACTTTACTTATTAAGCCTGCAGCTTTTATAATACCTAAAGTATCGGAGCCATCTCCAGCATCAAACCAGTAAGGTACTGTGGTCAGTCCTGCCGCTATTCCTGTGCTCGCAACATTTGACAATTCTGTATTGTGTTTTATAAGTTTTACATAATCATTTTGTGCATTAGAAGAAGTACCATCATTGTCTAAAAGTATATAGTGGTGTTCATGTATAAATCTAGTTGTTGCTTCTTCCGCATCACTAGTTGTCCATGCTATAGAAGGTAGTCCTGTACAGTCTTGTTCAAAATCATCTTTAAGTACGTCCAAAGACTCAGGGTTTATAATTTCATTCGCAAAAGTTTGAGGAGGAGTAAAAGTATAACCCCTACTTTTAAAAGTAAATTTACCAAGATTATTTGTAGAATTTATGTCGTTGAAGCCTCCATCAACGAAACCTCCTGCAATAACATTTAGAGCCAGTTTTTCATATTCCTCTTCAGCTAAGGAAAATGATATGACTACAGGTGAGGAAGTTTTTCCTTCATTATCTACAGTTCTTATTGCAAAATTATAAGAACCCGCTTCTACTCCTAAAAACTTATAAAGAGTATCCGAATCTTTAGACACAAATATAGGTTCTTTATCATAACCAGGAATATCAGTTACTATTTCGTACCCTTTTAAAAACTCAAACTTAATAGAACTATTAGCTGTTGAGGAAGCATGCTCCCAGTCTAAAGTTATTTGTTCTAGATCATTTAATTTATCTCTTCCTGGAATAGCTTTAACACTTCCTGCTTGGGGTACAGTCCCCGCATAGTGATTCGCTAAAGCACTCTCTCCCGCGTTTATAGTATTATTTGGTATATATGTTGTAAAGTTATCTTCTATAGAACTATATTTTTCATTGTAGTGCTCTGCTGCGGTGATATCATAGATATTATTACTACTTTGAGATATAGATAAAATTTTGTATGCTTTACTACTACCCGACAACTCTATACCTGCAAAAACCCCTTTCAAAACCCATATCTCCTCACTAGAAGGTGTTACGGAGAAAGCAGTATCTACAGACAAAGAAGAGATAATAGTATTTATAGGGGTATTAGAGGCTAAAGTTCTAGTTTCTACACTAAAATCCTCTTTCCAATTTAGCAATATGGCAGTACTGTTAGAATTAACAGTGGAACTGTTAAAGGCATTAGCAGCTTTTTCTTCTGTATCTATATCTTGAAGAGTATACGACCCGTTACCATCGTGATCAATATAAGCCTGTCGAATAATATCCCCCTTCTTATAGTCAACAGAACCTATAGTTACATCTTCTAAAGCAATTGCAGAATCTTTATTTACTATTATACTTAATTCGTAGTCGCTGGCAATGGTGCCACTTACTAAAGTAATTGGACTATCTAAAGGTATAGTGGTAGTATTTCTTACACCACCTTTACTGACTCTGCCACCAAATCTGGCCGCACTTCTGTCACTGTCTTGAATATTTACAACATCTCCTGGTGCTAAATAAGAGCCATTAAGTCCTGTTTGAAAAGAAACTATTTCATTCTGATTAACCGCAGTCCATAACTTCCATCTTCCATATCTAATTGCCTGACCTTCGGAAGTACAACCAAAGGCTACTGAGCCTTGGCTTATAATTCTTTGGGTATCGGCAATATTTACAGAGTCCTCTACAATCAAAGGCTCTAGTATATAATTGTTAGCAGGGTTATTCCATTTTACTATGACTTGGTTAGGTCTGGTTTTACTTCCAGTACTTTCATAGTTAAAAGACCCGTCAATAACATTACCTTTAGTGAAGGAATATACAGGCCCTGAGGGCGCATCTATTACTGGAAAAACTTTTCCATCTAAGAAATATAACATACCTAAAAAATTAGTTGATAGATCTTTCATTACTTTAAAGGCGTCTACTTGTTTTGTAAAGTAGGCGTTTAATCTGTATCTAGGTTCAAGACCTGCCCTTCCATCATCTACTAATTCGTCACAATACCTAGCAATACGATAAAGGGCATACTTATCTAAGTCATTATCGTTTAGAAAATCTCCTAAACCATAGCGATTATTAGTAAGCATATCATAAAAAATCCATGCCGGATTATCTGTATAAACTAATTCATCTCTAAAAGCTCCATCCCAGTCTTGCTCAATAGATGAAACATTGCCTGTAGTAGTGTTTCTTTTATAAGTTGCTTGATTACTATCATTTTCTTCCCTGGTGACATAGTTAGAAGGTACTTTTATTCTTAAACCTTTACAATCATAAGTTCTTACAGGTATTTGTTGATGATTAACTGTAGAAAAGATTATACTTCCTAAAGCTGTAAAAGGGTGGTATAGCTTTTCTTCAAAAACCGACACGCACTGAGAAACTAAGGATCTTGATACATTTGTATGACTCTTTTTTCTCTTTCTATCCGTATAATAGGCGCCACCGGACTCTGCAGTACGTCGTTTAATTCGTATTCTAAAATCTTCAAAAGGTTTAAAAGGGTTTAAGTCTATGGAGTGTTGAAAAACTGTTGCATTGTTAAATAAACCTTTGTGCTCTAATTCTTCGTCTATAAGTATATAGTCGTCAAAAGATACCGATCCAGGATTTTTGAATCCCATCTCTACTTGATATACTGCTATTGTTGCCGCATCTTCCCCTTTACTATTTATTCTTTTTAGTCCTCCAGGGTAAGAAATATTGAACTTTATTTTATCAATGCTTTTCATTTTGGAAGCTGTTAAATTAAAGTGGCTATTCCCCGAAGTAAGACCTGTTAAAACAACAGCACTGCCTGTACCGGATTCATTAGCGGGAATAGTTAAAGTTGATTCGTTTATCAACTCTAGGTCTGTGCCAGAAGGACTAAAAGTTTGCGAAGTCCCTCCTTCTAACATAGACTGTATAGGAGGTTGTCCCATATGTCCTGTTCTAAATTCAACGGAAGATTCGTCATGATGTCTACTATAGTTAGTGCTAACTCTTTGTTTAGCGTCTGTCAAGAGACCTTGAATATCAAACCTATAGTCAGTAGAGGCACCATTTGAGCCACCAAGAGGAAAATCCCAGTTTTCTGCTAACTTAACTGTTGTTCCTCCCGTATTCACTGCTAGAAGTGCATAGTAGTCAATCTCTATATGATAAGTGCCTGGTGGTATAGCTTTTGCATACTCCCCATATCCTGTAAAAAAGGCCGTTTTAGCATTATCTCTTTCTGGAATATAACCTTCTATAGGGGAGTTATTAAATGTTATTCCTGTAACTGTTGGTATTAGACGAACCGGTTTAGCTCTTTTTTCTTCTTCATTAGGACGATATCTACCATAGTTAGATCTAGTTTTCGTGATCATCTGAGATGTAAAGAAATCAGTATTGCCAGTAGTATGCAGTTTTATATATCGTCTATCTCCTCTACCAGGATTTCTTCCATTTGTAACTGTTACAGTTTGGGGAGCATAAGTACTTCGTATAAGAACATACATATCTGCCATAACCCCTGCAGGGGGAGCTGTCAAGGTAGGAAAAGGAGAAGTTAAATTAGAGTTTATAACCGTACCGTTTTTAGAGCCTTTCTCCAGGGTAAGACGCATCTGACCCCTTGAAAGATTTTTAGGACTATTATCAACATCATCTAACGTATCATTATTTAGGAAAATGGAATTTGTTCCATTAACTAGACCTTCTATAGGACCTTCTGATATAACGTCAGTGACGGAAATATACTGTCTATCACCTTTTGTTCTAGTTAAGGTCTCGGGGCCTATTCCGAATCTTGAGCCTATTGTACCTGTTCCATCTTTCATAATTATCTCGCATTCTCCATGTCTATGTTGGCACTTATATCGCCATAGCTATTTATACTATGACCATTACCATTAAAACTCTCGTAGTTATTTATATCTACCGCTATTGGTTTACCAGGAACTTTTAACCTTCCATAAAGAACCGGAATAGGATCTCCTTCTGCAATATTCTGTGTATCTCCGTCTAGCATATAATTTGCCGGCGCATCTCCGTCTACAGAAGGGTCTTGTGCCATTATTTCTTGTAAACCTGTAAGAGCTAGATTAGTAGCTAAACTACTTACAAACGAGCCGCCTTTGGCTTTTGCACCGGCTGCAATTTTATCTCCAAGAGTTACCTGTCCTCCGGGCCCTGTGCCAACTATAGTGCCTGCTTTCGCCCCCATTGCAGGAAGAACGTAAAATACAAGAAAAGCAGCTGCAATAATTTTTCCTATTTTCTTGGAGCCTGCAGGTACTATAGATATAGTAACATCTCCTTCCTTTACAGGGAATAAAAAGTCCTCTTCGCCTACAGTATTCCCTTGAAACTCTACAGAAAAGTCTATACCTTCTTCCTCGCATTTTAATAAGTAAGGTCTAAAAGAGGGCCTATTTGCAGAGATACATTTAAAAATATCTTGTAGATTATCACATTCTACAGAGAATTTTTCTCCGAATTTTTTCCCTAATTCTCCTTGTAAATATACATTACGTTTCATATCTATAAACTCCGGTTATGTTTTTCTTCCATAAAGGATATAAGTTCTCTCGGCATGAAAGCCTGTGTTCTGAATGATGATAAAAAATGTCGTTTCCTAAATATACACCGCAATGGTTTGGTATATGTGCCTGAATGGTGAATACTATTAAATCTCCTTCTTGCATATTACCTTCTGCAGGTTTGAAACCCCATGAAGAAATATATTCATCAGTAAAGTAGTTTAGCCCTTTTTCCCACCAATCATCTTCAAATAGGGGCCTATTAGGTATAGCTAACCCTTTAGATATATAGTAATCTCGTGCTGCCTCAAAACAGTCGTTTACCCCAAACTCATAGTTTCTACCGTATAGTGGTTTTTCAAATACTTCTGGTTTAATAATTTTCATATCCATTTCAGGATAACTAAATATGTAATAAGGAACACCTGTTGCATTGCAGTATTTTATATCCATATCGCTGGGATCAGGAGTACTGTCTGGGTGGCTATGCACTACTCCTACAATATCATATTTTTGAGATATACTTATATACTCTTTTGAGTCTATTATAAAATCTTCAGTATCTTCAGCTATATTGGTACAGGGAAACCATTTTAACTTCCCGTTTGCTACCGCTAAAACACCGCAGCCTTCTTTAGGGTAGTAATCTTCAAAATGTTTCTCTATTTCATCTAAAAACTCTAACATTTAGAATCGTCCTGTCGCAGGAAAGCCTCCAAAAGGCAGGGGTTGACTATTATCCTTTTCTCCTCCTGGTAAACTACTAGTACTGCTAGAATTTTTTGGTAAAATATTAAATTTACATTTACAAGATTCTAGAGTTTTACCGCACAGATCTATTCTTTTCCAGTATGCACTTTTTAAAGAGGGCTCAGTTAAAGAACTAGACGTATGAGCCAGTGTACACTCAAAAATTGCTTTTAAACTTTTTCCATTTACACTTACACTTGCCTTTACTAAATATCCTAAAGCGTAAGTGCCATTATTTACATAATCTGCATAAGGCCTTATTTCTGACCAAAACTCAGAACCTGCCCTTGAATTAGAGGGGTGGTTATCACTGCCATCTCCAGAGTAGTGTTCAAATATACATTGCCATGCTCGTGTACCTGAATCTGTTTTAACATAGTTACTACTTGTGGTATAGGTAGTTCCTGTGAGCCAGTTAGCAACTTGTGAGAAATCAATATCATCAATATGCACTAAAAAATTATTATTTATATCTGTAAATAAAGTACTAGTATAACTATTAGTTCCATCGTCATACTCGTATTCTCCAGATATACTCACAGTACACCCCCCTTTCCCAAAAAGTGTTTGACCTTGGTACATCCAGGAGCAGTATTTACCTACAACCCTTCTTCTAGGTAGCTGTATACCTTCTAGATCATAAGCAACCGCTAGTTCAAATACTACTGCCACGTTAGATTCTGTAGCTATTCTGTCAATCTTATATTTTACAGTTGATAACTCCATAGGAGGGTTTGTTTGGGTATCATCATGGGCTGAACCTCCTACTAAGTATTTTGCTAGTGTTTGTCTTTTTGTTAACGTTTGACCAACTAAATCCTTATATTTAAAATTAGAGTTGCTTGTTAATACCGTAGTACCTATATTAGCTATAGTAATTGTGGGACGTGATATAACCCCATCTGATTGTATCTCTAATCCATCCAATACTGCAGGGATTGCTGTATACGTATTTATAGCATAGTTTCCAGCTTCGTTAAGGTCTTTAGATTTGAAACGGACATCTGCTAAATTATCATCTTTTCCTGGATGAAAGTATACAGTTACTGAGTCGTTTAAGGTTATCTCGAACAAATCAATAACAGGGCTATCAATTTGTTGACCTTGTATATCTGTTGCAATTATATTAGTCATTATGGTTCGTACACCCTTCTTAAATTAACACTTAAACTATAAAATTCATCATACTCGTAATTAATACTATAATCTACAAATACAACCTTCACTGTTTTTTCGTTTCCTGCCGAATTAGTATTAGGAATAGTGAAATCAAAATCTGAGACTCCATTTGTACCCTCTAGGTAAGTTACTATATCATCAATATCTGCTTTTGGTCTTGTTTTAAAAGACGCATTATAAGTTTCTTTTAAATGGTTTATACCATCTATAGCTCTCTGCTCATAGCCATCACCAAAAGATGCTATTAAGAGTGAGGGCTTACTGCTTCTTGTTAGAGACTTATCAGGGGTTACTACTCCTAAAGTGCCTCCTACATTAAATCCTATTGTCATTAGGCTGCTCCGTAGGGGTTAAGAATACCACCCGATCGTTTTTGATTTTGTAACTCTTCTTGAACTGCTGCTGCTACGGCTTTGCCTAAGGCTTCTGCATCTGGAGCATTTGAAGATTGTGTTTGTGTACCGCCATCAGATGCAATATTTACAACAACATTATTTTGTTGGTTTCCGCCGCTTTTCATTTCTACAGGGATTGATTTTCCATTCGGCAGTGGAACTACTGCTTCTGTACCATGAAGCACTGCCGGATACCCAGAGTCTTTACCTCTTGCAATTCCGCCAGCTGAGTACCCTTGTACTGCTTTACCTCCACTAAAAACACCTCCGTGTCTTGCTTGTATCCCTAAAAAGTCTCCCATAGCCGAACCTGCGGGGAATAAAAACTTCATAGCTTTCATAGCCATAGCTTTAGCAAGCATTTGTGCCATCATCCCCATCATAGACTGTGCCATACTACCAAAAGCTTGTTTTGCACTCATAGTACCATCAATAATTGACTTAAAGGCGTTTGACATGCTATCCCCTAAAGAGTCTCCTAGTTTTTGTCCCATTCTTACAACTTCATCTGTTTGCTCTAAAGCAACGTTTTTTGCTTTTTCTGTTAGTTCGATTTGCTCACCTAAGGACGCTAATTTTTTAGCATGGTTTGCTTGTTCCACAGGACTCATTTTTTCTGTTAGAGCTGCTGATTCTTGTTCAAAAGCAAGAATAGCTTGTCTATGTTCAAGTTCTTTATTTTGATAAGTAAAATCAGCCGTCTGCTGTTCCTTGAATATTTTAGGAGTACCTGTGGTATCCATTTGATCCATTTTAAGCATCATTCGTTGCCCGCTTATTCTTTGTGCTCTATCCTCTAGGTCTTGAAGAGTAGCAATATAGGCATCTAACCCACCTTTAGATGCAAAAGCATTATCAATATCTTGAATAGCAGTAGTTGTTGATCCTATGATTCTACCCGAGCTTTCGGCGGCTACTCCCATCTTCTTTAAATCTTCTGCGTACAGTCTTACAGCTACTGCGGATGCTCCTTTTAGCTGTACGGCCATTTCGTTGATACCAGTTTTTACACCAGTTACATTATTAGCAAATCGTGTAGCAGCTGATACTTGTTCATCAACAGCTTTCTTAGACCCTGATTGAATAGCTTTGGCAAAGTTAGGTGCAATCTTAGTAATATCTTTCATAGAACTAGCAATCGCGTTTAATGCAAACTGTCTTTTATTAGCATCTTTAATGTTAAAGGCTTCCTCGAATAAGTCTTGTACAGGTAAACTTTTAATTGCTTGAGCTCTTGCCATAGATGCTTTAGTAGGATCATAGTCTTTATCTGTAGTATCAAAAGTTTTTCCGCCAAGTATCTTATCTAGCTCAGCTCTGGCAGCTAGGGCTCCTTCTTTTACATCCTGTAATTTTTGTGCCTGTCTTTCTTTTTCTGATTTTGCGTCTTTTTTTGCTAAAGCTGCTTGGTAGCCATCATTTGCTTGTAAAGCGGCGTCCAATCCTTTATTCACATCACGAGCAAAATCAGCTGGTTCGATTAAAGAAATATTTGCAAAAGGTAGTTTATTAATTTGTTTT